CGTTTTTTTTTCATTGTTGTCCTGGTGTAAAGCGGCTTTACATAGATGCATATGTAAAGCCTTTTTTTTTATCTTCTTTCTGGATCATTCTCAAACATATCTCTTACATACATAAATACGTCACAGATCTGAGATCCAACCGGATCTTTTTTAGCCCAACCTTCTATAACATCTGTTATTGGTTTAAAAGGCTTGTATCTCTCAGATGGATAGCTTGCAGACTTAACTTTTTTTTTAGCACTCTTATACAAATTAACCCTCCGATGCAGATCTTTTCTGCTTCATGACTTTTTTGTAGTTTTCTGATGCATAAGCATCTATGCCGTCTAATGTGTCTCTATAATTGCATTCGATACCGTATTCTTGCTTAGGATACATTTTGTGCTTCACTTCTTGCGGCATGTTTGCAAACTCATTCATCTCTGATTTAAGTTTTCCGCTTTTTTCTTTGTTCATTTTATCACCGTACTTCATTTTCCCCCCCTAAGGTTGTGCGATTGTATTTGATAAATTTTCTTTTTCTTGCGGTATATCTAACTGCATTTGCGATTCAATTGAACCATCTTTTGATTCTTGCGTCAAGCGCTTCAGTTTTTGCGTCAACTCAAACAGTCTTTCAATTTGTCTTATGTCTAATTCTTCTAATTCTTTCATCGTTTTTGCCATTTCAAGATTAGCAGACTCTCTATCTTTTTCTGCTTCTGCCAACCTTTCGACTGCAAGAGCTCTGTTTTCCTGTACTCTCGACACTCTCTCTACACCTAGCCCCTTGTCAGCCATAGCTCTGGCAGATAACGACTCTATTTGTGCTTGCATGAGCTGCATTTGCGCCTGCATTTGCTGCTGTGATTGCATGTTTTGCTGTTGTTCTGTTTGACTTACTGCTTGCATAAGATCGTTTTTGTTTTGCAGTGTAGATGCATCTAATATCAAAGACGCAGGTATATCTATTCCCATTTGCTTCATTTCAAGAAGCTGCTGGAACTGCATTTGTCTTTGCGTGCTTGTATTTAGCCCTTCTTCTATCTGCACATCGAACTTAGCAAATGATTTCTCATAGAACTGCTCGGTTGGTTCTTTTCCGATAATCCTCTTTACTTTTCCCGGTGAAAAGTTTTTTTGTATGAGCTCTAGATATATTCTTCCTATATTTTTTACGCTATTATCTAGCTGATCAAAAAGAACTTGCAGTGTTGTTAGGCCTGCTCCTTGCCTAAGCATTGACAGAATTCCAGGCTTGTTGTCATTCGCCATACCCAACAACTCTTCGTTTACTCCTGATATTTCTTGTATTTCCCTTCCTAGCATTTCTGAAAGTTGAATCATTGATGGAGGCACTTGGGCTGGCATTATCTTTTCTACATCAGTCATTTGCGCATTTTTTTTAATTGCTATTCCTTTTCCCTGGCCGCTTAGAAAGATATCTTTAGGATTTACAAGGCTATCTACTTTGTATTTGTATCCGCTATTTACTTGACTCTCCAAAATATCGAGCTCGATTGTCTTTCGTCTGTTATATAGATATTGACTGTCTCTTAAACCTCTTACAACACCTTGTATTCTATAGTCGAAATGTGGGATCTCTGGCTCGTAGTAGCCCAAAAAAGGCACAAAAGGGTATTTATCCAAGCCCATTGGATTTGGTCCATTGTACATTACTTTTCCGTCTACTACGCTGCAAAGTCGCACCGTCGGTACTATAGCGTCTCTACAAACAATTTGTGGATATAATGACATGAAATCTTTTAGTTTCTCATCACTGCCTTGCCATTCTATCACTTCTCCGGTCTGGGTGTCATGTAATAGCTTTTGATGTCTTAGATCTCTGTACCAATACTCGTCGTAGCTATATAGATTTCTCATAGCGTAGTTATAAGCTTCCGCTTGAAACTCAAATTTACCGTCTTTGTTTCCTGCCGGTTTCATTCTGCGTATGTCTTCCCTACGACCTGGTAAAACAGATATAAGCTGTTTTTGTGAAAGCCATTTCCTTCGCCAAATAAAGTTACAGTCTGAAAGGTCTTGTTTTTTGAAATATGGATCTATCAGAAACGATGAGTAAGGCACATGATCACATACTATATCTCCAGAAACTGGATCAAATGTGTAGTCCATGTAAATATTGACTAGGCTTAGACCTGTTGTTATTGCTCCTCCGTCGAACGCTCGGCTTATAATTTCTTGAGCGTTTGACTTTGCGATGTTCCATATTAGCAGTGAAGAAAATTGATCCGCTGTCTCTTGATCGTTATTTTCGACAGGTATTGCAATGATGCTTTTTCTATGATTACGCTGGTGACCGGTGATCATGTTTGTTATTCGCATTATTCGGTTGAAATAAAACTGCTTTTTTTGACTGCTTGCTACGTTTCCATAGACATCGTTCAAAATATTTTGATCTCCTGCTTTGAATCTTGTGTCTATGTCTGCCTGCGACCAAAACGACTGATTTTGAGTGATACTCTGATCATATTTCTCATTCATCTCTTGTAAAATGTCTCTTTCGCTTTCTCCGTGTCCGTCAACGTAGTAATTTTCTTCGATGTTATTGCGTTCTACAGTCATCTACAGCCCTCATATGAAAGATCTGTGTTGGTAAATTTGATTATTTGGCTGCTGAAACATGTCAGGTATTGTGTTTCCGATTGACTCTTGATACATTTTTTCTAAATCGTCTGATGTTATTCCTGATCCTTCTGAATTTCCGAAGTGAGTGAATAATGCATATCTTAAGCTGTCTAGGCAGTGATCGTTGTCTTTCACAGGCTTGTCTTGTCCTTTGTCACACGCCTTTGTGTCCCAAACGTATGTTGAGAATTCTTTTATCGTGTTTGTGCAGGATTTACATACCTTGAACGTTCCGTTTGCGAGAAGTTTTGATACAAATCTGATACCGTTTATTACATCATTTTCGGCATCTGATACTTGATCTAGCCCATGTCTTGATAGCTCTAGCTTGAAGCTTGCGGCCGAGGGATCAACATATATTGTAGATACGTTGTAACTATCTATAAATTTACACATTTCTTCTGCATACTCAGTATCTGTCTTCTGGCGATTATTTTTTCTTGAGTCATAATAATACTCCCTTTCTAACCATATATTTGGATATCGTGTTTTGTCGTATCCAACCATTGTGAAAACAGTTGGGTTTGCTGTTCCGTAGTCTACTCCTACAATATAGTACTTTGCTCTTTTCGATGGAGCCTGCATAACGTGCTCTTCTTCACTGAAGAAATCATATACTGTTCCTTCTGCTAGAACCCATTCTCCGTCAATATATCTTTTGTACCAAAGCCCCGTGTACTCGTTTTTAAGGCTATCTATATATTTTTTGCTTAGGCTTGGGTTGTCTTCAATCTTAAATTTCCAGGTGGCCATGTCTAGATCTTCTCTGTCAAGAAATTCAGTTTTAAGCCAATGAAAAGGTGAGTCTGGGTTTGTTGTTCCGAATAGCTTTGCGTCTGTGATTGACAAACGTGATAGAAGCATCTTAATAAATCCGTGTGGGATCAAAGATATTTCGTCTACGTATGCGATGGCTATTGTTGATCCTTGTATTCGTCTTTGTGCTCTCTCGTCATTAGCTCCGACAAGATATATAATTCTTCCAAATGCAACTAGCTGTGTAGACTTAGGTGTTGGTATAGGAAATCCTAGCAACGAGCATAGCTCGTATAGGACGTTTCTCTGTATAGAGTCTCGCGTAGGTCCTACTATCATGCAATTTCCGTCTGGACCCTTTCTAAGCTCTTTTGCAAACCTTATGATAGATATGAATGATTTTCCGCTACGTACGCTTCCTTCCCATATATTTATTCTTTTGTTTGACTCGAAATATGACCTCTTTTGCTTATCACTTAGATTTTGCATCTTCATTTCTTTTCATTTTTTTCTCATATTTATGATTCTTAGCTACGCTTTTCAGCAGAAGATCGTTCAGTTGCTTGGTGTATTGCTTTAGATCGTTTAGCTCTAACTCAAGCTCAATTGTTTTGTCAAATGCATCAAGTTTTGCTATAGAGTCTTCGTTGTTGTTTGATCCAATTTCTTTTTTATATTTTTCGAGTCTTTTTGCTCTCTCAAGTTTTTTATCGTCTTGGTCATCCATGTATCTTTGCATGTCATCAAGATAGCGTGGTATGAATGTTTGTATAGCCCATTTGTTTCCATGTTCGAATGCTAATTGTACGATTTTTCCTCCGAGTATCTGCTTTGCTAGCCTATGATACTCAATGAGATCATCATATTTAGAAATTAGATTATACCACCATGCAACGGTTTTTTTTTGCTCTGTACACCATTGACTGAAGTGAAAAACGTGAGGCTGTCGGCAGAACTCTAATAGATCTTCGCCAATCTTTGTTCGTTTTTCTTCTGTCCACTTTAGAGGCACGCCTTTTCTTACGTCTTCTTTTTTTTCCATATCTTGTTTTTTCTTAATGTTTTTATGTTTACCTACATTGATTCATACTTTTTTGTCTCTTAAGCACTTGGCTACATTAGGTGTATTTTTTTGCTTTTTGGAAGTTGTACGTAATTTTTTTTTCGCTGTCTTGATCTCTAATATTTAGATTGCTTGTGATTCTATTTGCTCTCAAGTTATTTTTGATTTCGTTGATGTCGAAACCGATTATTTTTTTCTGTACTTGTGATATTCGAAAATAAAATTGGCTTTCTGTCATTCCAAACGAGTGCATAAACTGTCTTAAGCTACGAGATGATTCATACATTGACCAGTATCTTAACAAATCAGCGAATGTGTATAAGTCGTTGGACGATAGCTTTCTATTGTTCATATTATACCTTAATTCTGAATTTATTTTCATCTTTTTTGATCACGTTTATGTGTATGGGGTATATATCTTCTACAAGCTTCTTTTTTGTTTTGAATTCAGATGTTTCAAATCCTTTCACGTCTGTGAATATAACATCTCCGTTTGTCCAAAATTCTAGAAAGTCAACAACATACTTAACATTTCCGGGCAAATGTAAAGGAACTTGCCTCAAAAAAAACAGTATGTCCCCTATTTTTTGTAGATCTTTTAACTTTCTGTAGTAGAAAGACTCTGCTTTTGAGTCAAACCTCACTCCGTCTACATCAGTAGGTCTTGCGTGAAACTTGTGTCTAATCATTTTTTTCATCATGTTTTTCAAGATGTTTTTCAAGATGTTTAATGTATGCGTTAATAGGGTCAAGTTTTCGTTCATTTACCTTATTCACAACACATTGACTTATCAAAGACAGCCATGCGGTTTTTTCTCCAAAAAGAAGCTTAAAAAGATCTCTAACATATCTAATTTTTGCGGTTTGGCTTCTAGTATTTAGATACACTCTAAGCTCTGCTGATAGATTTGCTAATGATTCTTCAAGCGACTCTAGCTCATGTCTTTCCACTCCTATTTGTTCATATATTTTATGTACGTCTTCTTGAGTTATGTTGTATTTGGTTTTTTCTACGAACCTTTCATCCATTCTTCGTCCTTTCGATGTTTATCTTGTTTGCTTGGCGTATTCTTTGTATATATCTAGTGTTCTATGAAATTGACTAACAAAGATTTGGTTGCTCATCGAGAAGGACAGTTCCCTATCTATGCTCTTGATTATAACATGCTTTTGATATTCTTCATAAGATCCCATTGGAAACATTTCTTTATTTTCTTCCCAAAACAACTTATTGAATTCGTAATGCTTAGGCATCGGCTCTAGTCTCTTTGAGATGAAATGTGTAATCATAGCCGCAGAACTTTTAGGCTTTATAGGAGAGTCTAGCTTCTGCTGATAAAACAAGATGCCCTTTCGTATATCGGTTAAAGAAACGCTCTTTGCTATATTAAGGGCCGCTACTGGATTAAAGCGAGAGTCTAGACTGTGAGCAGGGGGAACGTTACATAAGAGCTTGAATGACTGTTTCTGTTCGAAATTAAGTGCATCTACTCCCTCCTTTAACTTACCCTTTACGATAGGTTTGAATTCTTCGTGTCCTAGCTCGTCTTTTTTTACATGACATAATTCTTTTTCTGCCTCTTCATTAAAGATGGCTTCTTCTTCTTCAGCTGTGATTGTAAAGTTTTTGTTTTCGGATTCTGGCTGAATTTCGATCACATCACTTAACACTATTGGACCTGTTTCTTCAGCCTTTCTTTCATCTCTGCTCTTTTGAGCAGAAGCATCTACCCGCTGCGAAGCTGCGGCAATTACTCGATCTTGATCGAAAGCATTTCCTGCCTCAAGAGGCAGGTCCTGGCATATATGCTTTTTCTCTTTAGTAGTATTTGTAGTATTCTCTTTATGTCGTAATTTTTCGTGTACCCCCCTCGTATTTTGTTTCTCTGGGGGTGGAAATTTATTACTACCCCTAGATTTCTTTTGAATTTCCTCTAGTTTTTCTGGGATTAGCTGTATAAACTGTTGATTAGCAAGGATTGATGTAGACCCGTATGATCCGACTGTTTCTATCTCGCGAATGTGTCTTTTGATGTAACCATTTTTTTCAAGGTATAACAGAGCGTTACTTGTTTGGCGATGTGAGTACCCAAAAAACGCTGCAAACTCTCGCGTTTGTCGCCTCAAAAAGTCGTGTTTGAATTTCTTTTTTATGGAATATATGTCGCCCGTTGCTTCGCATCTTGTCGTTGTTGGTCGGTACCAATATACGATATCCGCTAGTAGGGTAATCGCTACATGATAGGGCTTTTTGCTTATGTCTGATAGAATGTGCTTGTACCACTCGTGTGGTATTATGTTGCCTACGAAGTTGAGTTTTGACATTTTTTCTACTTCAGGCGTTACGTTATATGCTTGCATATATTTCCTTATTTTCATATTATGCAAGGACGCAACATTTTCTACACGTTATGTGCAGATGCAGGTCCTTGTTGTTACGCAACATTTTCTACATGTTATATTTGTTGTTACGCAACATTTTCTACATGTTATATTTGTTGTTACGCAACATTTTCTACATGTTATATGCAGATGCCGGCCCTTGCAGTTATTGTAGTTCTTTCTGTTCTTGAGTTCTTGAACACTAGTTACTTGTTGTTAGCGCAACATTTTCTACGAGTTATATGCAGAGGTTTTTCCCTTGCTGTTAATGAACGCTTGTCCTTAGCGTTATTAGTTTCAGTGTCTTGCATGTGTTTCCTTATTTTTATGTGCAGACGTTGGTTCTTATTTTGTATCTGTTTCCTAGAAGTTGAGTTTTGACATTCTTATGCTTCGATCGTTGCAGTGCATGCTTGCTGATTTTTATACAGATCTTGTTGTGTGTTTTCTATCGCCCTGAGTATGAGTTCAACCGTACTCAGGGTTTTTTTTGCTATATCCTATCTTCTCAACCGTTTTGGCTACTATAGCCAGAACGGTTTTTTTGTTAAATTTATATTTTATTTGTAATTGATTTTATAGCTGTAGAGCTTATCATGGTACGCTTTGCGTCTTTTTCTTCTCGTGTTTTGATCGTGTTCACGGCGCTTTTTATTGCGTAGATCACGTTTTCAAGCTCATCTTTGATGATTTTTTTAATCGTTTCTTCTAATTTTTCTGGAACGTGTATTTCTGTGTCATCAGGATATAACATCTCGATTCTAGTGACTTTTCCTTCTGTTAACTCTTCTATTTTTTTTGCTGTTGATTTTGAGACTTTCATTTTGTTATGTATGATCTTTGATAGTGATGTCTGTCTTATGTCTAGCATTTCAGCAAACTTGCTTACTTGTATGTTGTTGTCTCTTAGATATTCATATAGTTTCATGGCGTTCTCCTTTGTTTGAGTCATGATAATATGATACACATTGTGTGTTTTACATTCAAGCATTAGCATATGTTTTGTTTTTTTTTGTGTTTTGACAAGAAACACCTTGTACGTAAATGCTGTGATGTGTCATTATTGTGACGTAATACAACACACGTGGAGATGTTAAATGGAAAACAAAGCAGAAATCGTATCAATCGAAGACAAAGACTTAGTACAAGACACACCGAAAAAGTGTGAAGAATATAGAACTGCAAGAGCTCTATTTGACCCAAGCGGTCTGTTGAGCGATGAACAGATATTTATGTTTCTTTCTATAGCAAAACAGAGAAAGCTAGACCCAAGATTAAGACAAATATGCGCTATACCCAAGTATAGCAAGCAAACCGGAAGATACGAATGTGTAATAGTTACTCAGATAGACGGTTTCAGACTTATAGCAGAAAGAACAGGAAAGTATTCACCCGGTAAGACTACCGACTATATTTATAACGACAGAGGGGCTTTAATCGGCGCTGTAGCTTATGTTAAGAAAATGACCGCCGACGGAACTTGGCATGAAGTTGGAGAGTCAGCACACATAAACGAATTTAGCTCAAACAGTTACATATGGAAATCTATGCCACACGTGATGATATCTAAATGTGCTGAGGCTAGAGCTCTAAGAAGAGCGTTTCCAGGAGATCTTAGCGGAATATACACTCAAGATGAAATAAACGTTGAAGACTCACAAAAGAAAGATAAGCCTACTGAAAAAAGAACACAAGACATCACAGATGAAGTTATTTCAAAAGACAAAGCAGATGATATATATAAGTATCTTGTTAACAACAAAGGTATTGAGAAAGATTTGCTTAGAATATGTAAAGTAAAGTCTATAGAGGAAATAAGAAACAGCCAGCTAAAAGCCTGTAGAGCGTTTATCATCAACAGAATGAAGAAAGATAAAGAAGACAACAGCAAATAATCAAAAAAAAGGCAAAGTCATGCAGAACTCATTTTTATATAGCGAAGAAGACAACATTTCATCTCTTCCTGAGCAAAATACACTCGAATGGAAAGAGTGGAGAAAAGACAAAATAGGAGCATCTGACATACCTGTTATCATGGGTGTGTCTCCTTATTCTACACCATACAAGCTGTGGAAAAAAAAGCTTGGTTTTGAAAAAGAGTTTGTTCATCAGGGTATGAAATTCGGTCTTGAAAATGAAAGCTCAGTTAGAGAGCGTCTACAAATCTTGTATAACACAAGAATAGATCACAAAACTTTTGTACATTCAGAAATTCCTTGGGCTATAGCATCGTTAGACGGAATCGATAGTGATAACATCATATATGAAATCAAAAGTTGTAATGAGAAAGATCACGAGATAGCTAAATCAGGACAAGTACCTGAGAAATACATGCCTCAAGTTCAGTGGCAAATGTTTGTATCTGATGTAAATACGTGTAGATATTCAAGCTCTCATAAAGATGATCTTGTTGTCGTTGAAGTACATAAAGATATGGATCTCATTAGGTCATATCTTATAAAGGCCACTGAGTTTTACGAGCACTTAATCAATTATACAGAGCCGGAACTCACAGAAAAAGATCATTTGATCATTGATAATCCTGAATTTCACATTGTTGCTGCAGATTGGATAAAGGCAAAAAAAAACTTAGATGAAGCTAAAAGACAAGAGGCTTCATACAAGAAAAAGCTTACTGAACTTACTGATGACTCAAATTGCGAAGGAGCAGGAGTTAGATTAACTAGAGTAAAAACTTTAGGAAGCATCGATTGGGATAAGGTTTGCAAAGATCACAAAATAGATAAACTCGACTTAGAGTCGTACAGAAAGCCGTCCATAGGATATTGGAAAGTTTCTATCATATAGATAAGAAACCTCTAGACAAAAACTTTCTACGTGTCTATTCTTCGGTTCAAAACTCAAAAAAAGGATCGTAAATGGACACGTTTGTTTGTAGAAAATGTAATACAGAAAAAAACACTACTGAATATCATAAATGTAAAAGTACAAGAGGTCATAGAACCGCTTGCAAGTCTTGCGTCATAGAGAACACAAAAAAATGGCAATTCGAACACAGAGACATTCTAAAATCAACTGAGCAAAAACGAGAAAGAGATAGGAGATATAAAAGAGATCAGTATCAAAGACAAATGATAGCAAAACATAAGGAGGCTAAAGAAAACCTTAAGAAAAAGGTTTCTGACCCCAAAAAAATAAATGCTAGACATAAGCTACACTATATGATCATATCAGGAAAAATAATAAGACCTAGTCATTGTCAAGTTTGTGGTTGCGAAAACAACAGATTACATGGACATCATCATGACTATGATAAGCCTCACGATGTTATTTTTGTATGCTGTTCATGTCACGCTTGGATACACAAGAAGTCTGAAGTTAACACATTTGAAAGGGTCTATCAAAGAATACCAAACCATATAAAAGAATCTCTTGAACAGGATATTGCTTAAGTAGCTGTTGTAATATTTGTCCAAGCTGTACTTCCGTCGGTATTAATATAGGCTCTTGTGCTAGTGCTGCTTCCGTCCGTTCTTAGATACAACGATCCTTGCGGCGCTGTAATAGATGTGTTTGGACTACCAGATCCTGATATCAACTGTGCTCCGCCATTTAACTGAACGCGAGGACCGAATGATCTAACAGTCTGTGTTGTAACGTTAACAGTTGATGATGCGCTATAAAAATTGATCGGGGTATATACAAGTGTTCCGGCCCCCGTTATAGCATTCGTGTTAGATGATGATGCACTTGAGCCGAAAAAGTTAACAGTGGTTCCTGTTCCAATTGACAACGCAGACGAAGTTCCGGATGTTAGTGTACAATACTTAAATGATGATGTTCCTGTTCCGGCTGTAGTTAAGCTTGTAGTGTTTCCGTTTTGATTAGATATCGTGCTGTTATAAACGTCGTAAGTTCCTGTGCTTGTGGTTGATAAAGGAAACGAGAATCTACAGTTATATATAGCAACTTGAGAAGAGCTTGTGGTAGAAGCTGTAGATGAATTTGCTGAGTTTCTTATGTTTGTGTTTCTTACATACAAGCTTCCAAAGTTTGCAACAGATCCAGAACCAGAACATTCGAACAACGTTATACCTGTAGCAGATATATTTCCGAGACACCCGTCTATAAAAATTCCAGAGGAGCTGCTTGAATTTGTATAGCTTATAGCTGTGTTATCAGCAACATTAAATACACAATTTATAATTCTTACATATGAGTCATCAGAACCGCTCACAACGATGCTATAGTCACTGTTTGTTGTAAATCGAACATTAGATATGCTGCAAACCCCATCTCCAGAGCTTAAAGTACACTTTCCTACAATCGTAACTTGTCCGCTGTTAAAATCAGTGCTAATAGAAACTAAGTCTACACCAACTTTCAACGTCAGATCTTCTGTATACGTACCTGGGCGTATAATTATAACTTCTCCTGCTGACGCTGCTGTAATTGCAGATTGTATTGTAGTGTGAGTTCCGTAGTCTGAGTCTGGGTCTACTACAAAGCTAGATGATACAGCTTCTTTTATAGATAAAGTGCTGCCGCTTCCGCTGGTTGATGTGTCTCCAACTCCAATTATATTCCAGTTTCCTGATGTAGGGCTTAATGCTCCGCCACTGTCGCCTGTTATCGTTTGACCTACAACAGATCCGTCTAACGAATGTGCTATAGAATTTGTTCCTCCGGTTAGAACTATTCCTGCGCCAACAGTTAAGTCTACGTTTCCTGCTCCATCCGGAATAACAGGACTTGTTCCGGCTGGAACCGTAAATGAGTCTATTGCAGCACCTGATCCGCTTAGATCAAATGTTAGCTTATTATTTGCAGCATCAGAAGTTACATTTATTCCAGACCCTCCTTCAAGCTGTATGTTTCCTTCTACATCAGTGAAAACTTTAGTTCCAGCTGTATCAGATAGAGTAACAGTAGGACCTGACGAGCCGGTTGCTATTAATACCCAAACGGCGTTCCCAGATGTGAAGTTTATAAGCTTCCAAAAGTCTCCTTCCGTTCCAGTTGTAGGGTTTTCAGATACTCTCCATTCAGTCCAAAGTGGAAAGCTATTGTCGCTAGCAAGAGGCTCTCTATTGCTTTGTACACACGGCACTACATTTATACGTTTATTTGTATAAGCTAAAGGGTCTTGTAAAGCGCCGGGCACTGCAAATTTAGCCATTTTCTAGAGCCTTTCTTTGATCTCTCGTTAAATATTCTTTTTTGTTTTTTATCATCTGAAACGTCTGTTTTGACAACGATGTTTCGTTAAACATCTTAAGAAGAACTAGCTTTCTTTTCATTTTTTTGTTTGTCCATAGCTCTACTGCTCTTTCTTGCCAGGTTTGACCAGAAGATCTCTTATATACTCTTGGTACACCTATTCCTAATTCAGATTGTTCGCACAAACTCCATACGCGTTTAGCCCAGCTCTCAAATGTTTCAGTGTCTTCACCCATGAAATATTCTAGAGCTATTTTGTCTTCTTCTTCATACGTAAGAGCTGTATTTTCTATCTTCATATCAAAAATCCTGAAACTACTGTTCTCGGGGTTGCTGCACTGCCGAAGATGTCGACTGTTTTTGTGATTCCTGAAACGTCTACTGCTACTTGTGCAGTGTCTGCAGCGTCCATATCTGTACAGACGCTACAAGACATCGGAAGATTTCCTGCGGGAACTCCCGCTGCATAATTTCCATACGTATAATTTTCATTTGAAGTTAAAATTTTTAGACCGGGGGTGTGTGACGCTCCAATATCCTGCAATAAAACAAAAAAGTTTATTTGCAGGTTGCCGTTTGCCGGAGCTGTGTAAATAGCACCTCCTGACGCGCCTGGTGTGAAATCACCTCCGGTGTCAAAACGCTCTGTTAGAGTTGTTCCTACATCGGTATCTCCTAAAACAAAGTCTGTCCCATCTCCTGTTTCATCAGAATCAGTTGTTCCTTGGTACGCGTTAAATGCGGATGTTATGCCGCTTCCTTGCTCTTGAAAAGTAGGGAGGGCTGCAGCGCCGTTGCTTTTAAGTACTTGACCTGATGTTCCTACGCTAGCTATAGATTGATGTTGCGCCGTAGTAGTCGTTCCTCCGCATATCACAGCATATTCAGTTGATGCACTTCTTCCACTTCCGCCGTTTTCTACCGCTAGATCTGTCGTAAGTACAAGACTATCAGCTGTTAGTTGAGTAACTCCTGTTACATTGTCTGAGTCGTCGATTAGTACACCGGAGTCTTGTATACCTTTGGCTCCTCCATCTCCTCTAACAACAGAGTTATCAGTTATGTTTGCAGATGATGTAACATCACCTCCGCTAGATGTAGATCCAAGTTGTGACCAAATAGACATTTTTAACCAAACAAGTTTAGGATTATAGTTCCGGTTCCAGATGCTGTTACTTGCTTTATTTGCAGCTGTACATTTGCCTCAAACAAAGGCTTCGATGATCTCTGCTGCCCGAACCCAGAAATTATTTCAGAAACATTAACAGTTCCGTTGGCTGGCACGCGTATATCATCTTGTGTTGATCCATCTGTAATAAGAACATCAACGTCGGAAGTATTTATAAGAGCGCCACTTAATGTTGAAAATGGTATAACTGCTCCAATATCCTGAAAGCTAGCTGTTAAAGATGCTGCATCAAAAGTTCTTAGAGCTCTTTTTAGTCTTGTCATATATTCACCTGGTTTTCAGGAACTAAAATAAAATCATAAGCTGCTGTCATAGACACTGTAGAACCTCCGATGTTTTTTGCTCTCATGCGTATATCTGATTTCGGTGAAAAAATTTTAGATGGAATAAATTGGACTTGAATAGTTTGCTGGAAAACTTGAAATATTTGTTTTACTTGGAAAACTTCATTAAGCGGTCTTTCTTCTAACCTAACTTCTATCTGATCCGACTTCGCACAAGAAGAACTCACATTATTTAAAATCATATAGTATCCATTAGGAACAGTATATTGACTTTTTAAAGTCTGGTTATCTCCTATGGATATACTAGCGTGTGTATATCCTGAGGATGAGGATGTTAAAGATATAACCCCTTCATTTGAACCTGTGGAACCTGCTGATCTCACGATTGCTCTATACACTCTTAGATAGCTATTAGATGTAGTTACATTAGATGTTCCGTTGAGCGTTACTATTTCGTTTATTTCGTCATAGTTGCTATCTAATCCATATATTTGCAAAGTTCTAGCACCTGACAAAGCTGTAGCAACACCTTTGTCATTTCCATCGGTTGAAACTGTTATCATTGTTTCAGCTGATGTGAGATACGATTCAGTACCTCCAGCTGCCCAAACGTCTTCATAAGACGTTCCAACTGAACCATTGTAAGCAAATTTATTTTGTGATATCCATCCTCTATATTGACCAATAGACGATCCAAATTCTGGGCTAAGCCCAGAATAAAGAGGAACAAAACTCGATGAAGTCATTATTGCAATCCAACTTTGCAATCAACCCAATGCCACGTGCCCGGGGTTATTGTTCCATGCAGTCCGTGGAAAAATGGCATTACGACATCTGCAGCATCAAAAGTAAAAGCTGCTGTTGCCGTTGGAGCAGCACCGTCAATTTCATAAGTTACTACACCTGCAGCACTTACTAGTATTTTTAATCTGTGTGTTTGTCCGTTTGTCCATGCGTCAGTTGTGTTTGTTGTTGTAACAGAACCCATGTTGAGTCTTGTTTTCAAACTAATCACAGCTGTTGTATCTGACTCACTAACACCGATCCACGCGAAGTCTGTATAACTCTCTAACGTACTGTTGTTTGCTTCTTGCTTGCGAAATCCTATTCCAACAGGGTCACAACCTGTGACATCTGCTAACGTAAAATTCCACTCTAAGAAGAACGCTGGTGTTGTACCGATTGTATATGCATGCTTACTATTAGCTCTTGTGCCCCAATTATATTCAACACCTTCATCATCCGTAAGATCTAAAGAAACTAATAATCCAGCAGCGGCCATACGCGGCGCAATGATTGTCTGCGTTCCAATGTTATACGATTCCATGATTTCGCCGTCTTGGAGCGACATTATATTTGTTGCAGTATCTGTGCCAACCGGTGCCGCGCCTGTAGTCGCAATAGCTTGAAGCACTGGGTTTTGTGTAAATGTTATATCAGAGCTAGAGTTGATAGATGAGAGCAAACTAGGTGTTATAGCTCTTGTGTTATCCGTACCCGTGAATACTTCGTCTAATGTTGCTATTTCAAGAGTTCCACGCTGTGTAGTGCTTGATGCAGTAACAGATCCAGTTAACGTTGAGCCAGATCCAGCAAATAATAATCCGTCTGCTGAGGTTCCTAGAATATTTATGTTTCCTGATGTAGGGCTTAATGCTCCGCCACTGTCGCCTGTTATCGTTGATATAGCCCCTGTTGCCGATCCTAACAATTCCCAATTTGGTGTGGATGCAACTACGCTAGTCAGCTGATAAGATGCATTATTCGTCTTATCTATCCAAATCGTACCAATTTTGTATCTTCTGTCGTTTGCGTTTGGAGCTCTTGTTGAGATGATGTTTCTCGGCCTTTCTGATGGAACAACTCCTTGGTATACTCCTGGATCTTTTCCGTCTCTGTTATTGCTCATCTGATACCTCCTAAGATGATTTATGTAGTTATTTTAACACATTAAGATCTTTTTTTCATTCTTTCTCTTCTCTTTTTCTCTTGCTGAAGAATCTGTAAAAGTATCCTCTGACCTTTCTCTGAGACATCTTTTAGATGGTGGTCCATTTGCTTTTTTATGCTTTCGTCTATCTTTCTTGCTTCACTGCTTTTCATTGCTGCACTCTTTTTTTTATCTCTTTCTCAAGCCTTTTCATCGTTGCTGGGTTCTTTAGCTTTAGATTTGATTCTATAGATTCTATCATTTCAACAACATCTTCATCTCTCATCTGCTTGATGTTCGGTATGATTTCCTTTAGCTGAGACGCTTTTGTTATATTTCTCCCCTTTTTTCTAATTTCTTCAAAAGGCTTGAAGATATCAGATATAAGAAATGTTCTATCAGCTTCTGCTATAAGATTTTCTTCTACTGTGTAGTCACTATCTCCAACTTTTTCATATGGATACTTATCAGCATTTTTCTTAATAAATTTGCTGAATGCAGCACCTACGGACGGATTCTTTTTGTTAAACCATAGACCGAATTTATTTTCGCCTTCTGTTATCGGCTTTGCTTTTCCTCCAGATAAATTTTCGAATGTCTCTTTGTCTATATTATCATATGTATATACAGAGCCTCTTTGCTTTGTCTTTGAAGAGGGGGCGAAAACAACTCTAAGTTTATTAGAATCAGAGTCATAAAATGCTCCTCTGACATTCGATGATTTCAAAGCCCCTGCTACAGGCTTAACTTTTCTTCTGCTTTTCTTTGTTATTTCTTTTGGTGAAAATATTTTTTCATATGCATTATATTCAAAAGAGGGTGTCGCTTGTGGTTGTTCTGGTGTTAAAGACTCTTCTTGTATTGATATATTTTCACTCGGAGTGATTTTTGATGTTTTTACGTCTTGATCTTCTACTACTGTACTTAATTTTTGTTGTTCTTGTGGCTCTTGTGTTTGATGAATTTGAATATCTTGTTCTAAGGTTACTTCTACGGGCTCTTGACTAGCAGTATTTTCATCTGCTTCTTTCTGTTGTGACCTATACCATTCTATGGCTTTTTCTATAACTTCTGGGAACTTTTGTTTTGATGACTTTTCTATACTTCTTACAGCTTTGTTTCCATAAAGTTTTGATATTGCTCCTCTTATGTCTTCTGAAGATAGCTGATTAGATAGCGCAACAACTATCTTGTCCATGTTAGCGTTTCCTAACATGTTGAAGTATTTTTTTCCTTCGTCGTCTTGTTGTTTATTATTACTTATAACTTGTTCTGTATTTTCTACTTGCTGTTCATTTGGTTGTGGAACAACTGGAGCCTCTATGACTTCTTTCTGTTTCTGCGTTGGATCTTGAAACTCAATCTGTTTCTGTTCTTCTACCAAATTTGCATCATCTTCATCAGTTAGTGATTGTTCTGTATTTTGATTTCCACTTTTTAATCTTTCATAAAGTTCTTGTGCCGCTTTTACTGTTGCTGATGTTCCAAGTCCTTTGACTCCTCCTTTGATGATAGATTTAAGGTACTCTCCTAGTGATACTTGTCCTCCTTGGTTTATGTTTTCTTCGTATTTTTTCATTATATCATCATATGCTGATGACCCAGCTACTGCTCCTCCTATAGCTCCTGCTGGTCCTCCTAGTAATCCTCCTGCCGCAGCTCCTATAGCTCCTGTTGTGAGCTTATCCATATCTAGCAGGTCGTTTAGTCTTTTATTACGTATATTTGAAAACTCTTGCTTCTCTGCTTCTGTTCCTTTTCTTGAAATTACTTCTCCTAAAGTTCTTTGTTGGGAACCTTTAGAATAGTTCTTCAGTGCTTTAGGGGTTGAAAATGAGCTCTGCAGAAAGTTGAGTATCTCATTTGATGTATGTCCTACAGATAGAGCATATTTTATTTTATCCTCAAATCCTGGCATAGATTTTGCGGCAAAAAGCAAAATATCTTCTGGCGAGTATCCAACCGATGAAGCCATTTTAAATGGGTTCATTTTTTTTCTCCTGGGAACATAAAGTCTTTGAATATTCTCCATATGTCTTTGTTAGGGTCTTCCTGCAACAAAGGTATCTCTTTCGATTGATGTGTGGGCAATCCACCCTTCATTTTTATTGCTTTTTCTATTATTTCATTTGCTCTTCTCTCGGGTATATTCTTGTCTCTTACTAGATTATTTCTAAGCAGAAATATGCTGTCTTTGTCTGTAATGCTTCTTGCAAGATCCGGTATCAAAGAATCAATCTTTTCGTTAATTTTTTTATTTTCCGATTCTTGTCTCTCTGCTTCTCTTTTGAGTGCAGTTGGTGAGCTTATTGGTTTTGCTGTAGGTATTTGTATTTTTGGCATCTTATCTAGCACTGCTCTAAGTGGCTTGCTTTCTTCAGATGTAAACTCATGCGCCATGTGTCTTGACCATCCTTGATTCATCAATATGCTTCTCGCTTTATCGACGGCCTCAGGATGTTCTCCGACTTCTTTTAAGTATGATTGGGCCCAGTTTTTTGTGTTATTTATAGCTCCTTTTGTGTCTCTTGGACTTATCAAATTTGGTTTTCCTTTTATAGCTCCTTGTGCTTCTAACTCCACAATCTGACCTAATTTCTTTCTTGCGCTACTCCAAATACTTTGATCACTTGCTTTTGGGTTTTTAGACTTCTCTTCTTGAAACTTGTTGTATGCTATATCTGTATAGTACTGCGGTACTTCTCTATCTTCTGTTGTTATTCCTACTTGTCGCAAAAAGTCTTTTGATTTGTTTTCAACAAAAGCTCTTTGTTCGCTTTCTAGACCTCTTTCTTGCTGAAACTCCGATATATCTTGTTTCCACTTGTCCATTTGAGATTCATATCTCTGGACTCCAAGTTTTACGTCCTGCTGAACTTTTTTAAAAGCGTCGTCGGGTGTTGCTCCGGCATCTACATATTGCTGTATAGATTCATTCAGTTGTTCTGTCGTTGGTACTTCATAGGCTGGCTTAGATTCAGCAAACTTAGGTAAATCACTCATTATACTAAGTGGTATTTGTTCACTAGTCTGAACTACTTGCGTTACGTTATCCCTAAGATTACTTATTCTGTCTAGATTTGTGGGTTCTTCTTGTGCTCCGATTTGTTCTGATGTTATTTGTGACTGTTGAGTTTGTTGTTGTCTTTGCGGAGATGCTGATACACCGCTTCTTATCGCAGCTTGTCCCTGCGCTTGCTTCATCATAGATGGAGCTAGTGTTTCAACAACATTCATCCAACCCGGTATTCCTGCTCCTGACCTAACTAGTGTTTGCAAGTTTTCTGCAAAAGTAGGCTGTCTGCTTTGTATATTTCCTTGTTCATCTTTCTGCTCTATAGGCTTACCTAAAGAACTTAAACTATCTAGGGCATTAAGCATACGATATCTATCAGCTTGGGATGATAGAGCTTGTCCCGCACCTTCTCCTAAAGATTTGCCTATCATTCCACCTAGATCAAATCCTGGCAATACTTGTACCATTTTTATTCTCCTAGTTTAAAAAATATGATACTGCTGATTTACCTGCACCTTGTCCTAGTCCTCCTAACAATCCGCCTAGCAATCCCATCTGTGGTTGCTGATATGTTGTTTCGAAAGATGGTGTAAAGCCTTGTCCTGTCATTCCAGAAAGCTGACCCATTGCTTGTCCTTTTAACTGTGCTCTTAATTGCGCTAATTGTGTAGACAGATCTTTACCAGCTTGTCCAAGCGTTTGCTGAAATCCAGATGAGTCTTGTGCTCCTCCTGATCCCATTCCTGCAAATCTTTCAGATATAGTAGGCAAAACGTCTCTTTCAAATTGCTGCATCATAGGTGCTTCAAACTGTTGCATAGCATCAGGATCATCTGAAAGTATATTTTGTAGATACTCAAAACCTTGCGGCATAGCTTGCATTAGCTGGCTTAACAACATTTGTTGCATCTGATTTTGCTGCGGCTTAAATCTATCTACCTGTTGGTATTTTGGTCCGCTTCCGAAGATCATTTCTTTTAGATTGAACGCCATTTTCACCTCTAGTTTTGTATATATTCTAACACTACATAGCATTCCGTGTATGCTGTATAGTTTGCTGCTGTTGTTATATTTACATTCGTTGCGTCTACATCTATACGTATACCGTTTGCTAAAGTTGCTGGATCTACGTACGGAATAGGTATTGCAGAGTTAGTAGTTGATGCTGCTGGATCTGTTGCCGTAGCATATATATGTGTAAATATTGTTGTTGCTTGGGTTGATATGTTGTGAGCAACGCTTTTCGTTGCTGCATTAGGAAGTGATCCAAAGTCTACTACTGTTCGGTATACAGCTCTAGTTTTTGTTGAATCTGATGAAGTGAACCAATTTTGTCCTGTTTCTGACTGTACTGTGTTATATGATCCTATTTCTTTGTCATTTAGAGCGTCTACTATTCGCTTGAAATAGTCAGTTAGTACAAGGTTCGCCTCTTCTGTATCAGTAGGTATGATAAGATCGTTCGGAACATATGATTGATTTGAGTTGTCAGGTGAAAACGTCATCAGTTTACTAGCCTCGATCCTTTTTCGTGCCAAACTATAATTGAGTTTAACACAAAATCGCTATCATGTATCTCTTTTGATATCATCTGAGCATCACTTAGTGTTATTTCATACTGAAAGAACTGAGATGAAACATTGCAGAAAAATCTATGCCACACTTTGTTTTCATTTTGTACAGAAGCGTTTTCAGGTAGAGCTGTTGTTATCATTGCGCTGTTAAAAAAGTTATCTGATGATTTTGGGTTTATGCGCTGGTCGTTGTTGTAGTCAATATAAATCGGTATGTCTACCTGTCCTTTTTGCGTCTTATCTACAAAAAAGTCTAAATATCCAAGCTGACTTTGCTTTCCCTGGTTTAACATATTGAATTTTTTAGATCTTATTCTAAATCCTGTGATTCTTGTTATCTCGCCTCCAGATATATATGTAGATCCACCTGCTAAAACAACGTCATCATATAGAGCATCCAGGTTTTCAGCCTCTCCAGATGCTGGTGTTCCTGTAAATAACGAGCTATCTAAATCGCAAGTGAATGTATTTCCAGCTGTAAGTATAGTAGCTGTTCTATCGTTGAATTGCGTTGCTCCTGTAACAGAGCTAAACTGTACTAGATCTCCTACAGAAAGAGTATTTCCTGCGCTTACAACAGTTGTTGTTGTGCCTTTTGTTATGGATGTTATAGCTGTTCTTGTTTTTTGCTGTATTTGAAACGTATTTTGTGCTTTATTTATGACTTGATAGCGATATCCGTTCAACGAGCTTGATGTTCCGGATATATCGTTAATCTCTATTATTTCGCCGTCTTCTAAGTTGTGATCTGGGCTAGTTATTGTCGGTGGCGTTCCTGTTGCTATTGCAGTTATTATCAAAGACTTATCATTTCTTACTTTTGAGTTTAGGATTGATATATATCCTTGCTGATTGCCTCCTACTATCAATGGAAATTGGCTTTGTGTTCTGCCTGCTGACCAAGACTTTCTATATTCTTGCCATTTAATTCCTGTTAGATCGCTCCATCTTAGGTCGTTTGTTCTATGAAAGTCACCAAGAGCTGTAAAATGGTCGCTTAAAAAGGACCATGTGTTGTTGTCATAGTTGTAAATCAACATTTTATTCGGATACGTAGGGTTTACATCAGCAGATGGGAACGTCCAATAAACAACTTGCTCAAAGAAATTTCTTTTACCGTTGACTCGTCTAACTCCGCTGTTACCGTTGTGTATTTTGAACACTTCGTCTCGTATAGAGTCATCTATTCTCTTTACGTTGTTTCCATTACATGTTACTACTCCTTTGTCTCCGACTGCTAGTATCCCGTCGTCAAAACTTACTGTTGAAAATCTTGATTCTGCTCCTAGCTCTGTGTTTATGCGCTCCCACACAAAAGGTAATACTACATTTCCAGTGAACCTTAACTTCCATGTGCTTTTTTCGAAGAATACGATTAGTACGTCACGTATAAATGCTGCAGATATAATATGTTCATTAGTTGGTGCATCTACGAATCCACCTCTCCCTTGCACATCGTCAACCCATCCTCCTGATGTAGATGATGCTATGTTTGTGGGGTCTCCGTTTTGTGAAAACCTTGCTCTATTTGCATGTTGTACTGTTGCTGTAGCACCGGTTGTATTTGCTGCTTCGTATGTATTTAGAGCTACAAGTCTCCCCCTGTACGGAATGATTATTTTTGCCGTTATCATGGCGTCTGTAGCGCCGCTTTTAAGTCCTGGTAAAAATGGTGTAGCATTCCAAGTTGTTCCGTTATAGTATCTTATAGGATCCGTTGTTGCTACAGTTCCAGCGCTATATCCATTTGTTACCCAAAAAAGCTTGTTATTGCTAGCGTCAAACCAATAGTTAGTTGACCAAAAAAAATCAGAATTGCTACCTGACCAAGTTGTTGCTGTAGTGCTTGATAGCTCAGCAAAGCTAGTGCCAGAAAAAGCATAAGCATAAACAGTATCAAAAAGAATTGTATCTTCGGCGTTGATTGCATTTAACTCCCTTTGATGTATGCCCATGCATGGTTCAGTAGGATAATAGTTAAAATCTACTGTAACAGCTTCTGCTCCGTAGGTTCCAGCTGACAATTCGATCGTAAATGCCATGCTGAAATAGTCTATTGAAGAGCTTCCTACATCTAATGTTGCTGTGCCTGCTGTCTGCGTAAATCCACCTAATCCATCGTCGTCTACAGTTATCAGACCACCAACTGTTATTGTGATAGATCCTGTTTCCAGGTTTGAATTTGTCTCTAATGATAATGTAGATTTTATGTTTCCTGAGTATGTTGTTCCAGCTCCTGGCGCATTTCCTAAGCTTTGTGCCGTAAGAACTCTTCTTAGTCTTCCTAGAAATTCTGGAGCTTGCCTTCTCTTTACCACGCCACGCCAGACGTATGCGTTCTCTAAAACTACATATGCATCATTTGGAGTTACGTACTGCTGACGGTCTTTAATCAGTCCGCTATCATTATATGCAATCGTCGTTGGAGTATATCTTGGCATTATTGCACTCTCCAGCAGATCACAACAGCGCCTGTTAACGATGCTGTAACGGTGTTGTTTTGATTGACAAATTCTATTTCTATGAATGATGGGTCTATTTTAAGACTATATGTGTTTGTGTTTGAAGGTTTTCCTATTATAGGATTGCTTCCGCTGTTGAACCCGTTTGCTGTCCACATATATTTGTTAGTTGGATTACCTGAGCTATCGACTACTTGATTTGTAAAAGCAAAATGATAAGTGCACTTGCTGGCGGTCTTACGAAATGTTGCTGCTGTGTCTAGATTGTAACTATTGTTTACTGTGAAATTATATGATCCTGGCGTTATGTTTGCGCTTGGAGTTAAGTCAGATAGATTTATAGCAAAAACAGGGTGCATTCCTATGAACACTTCGCCGTCTTTTGTTATTTGGTTGACTGTTCCGTTGTTTTCTTGTCGACTATATATCTCTGTATCTGTTCCATCTTCTAGTGCAAATAGGGCTATTTCGTTTATTGCTGTTGCAGGGCTATCTACATCTATATCGCTTCCGAGGCTTACTAATGTTACTTTGTTGTGCTTTCCTTTATCTGCTGAAGCGTTAAATGCTACGTGATCTTCTGAAAACACAGTATTTAGCTGCCCAAAGTTTGTTAACATGTCTCCTTGTGAGTCTGACATGTCATCTGTTGCGCCGGGGATAGATGGATTGAAAGTCATATATACTCATGCTACTGTGTAAACTTGCACGTACACTACACTAGTAAGTCTACGTACATTTCCGTTTTGATTTTTTGTTTTTACTCTTAGCATAGATGCTGTAACAGATGTGCTATATGTTCCAGAATTAAAGGGTGTTGTGCTTGCAAACTTATCAGCCGCACTAAAATCTGGTCGCGCATATGTTCCGCTAATGTTCCAAAAATATTTGTCAGTGCTAATGTTATTCGTGAAATTAACAACCCAATCATCGATTATGTTTTTTGAGTTTGATAGAGGATTAGGTATCGTTATGCTAGATACGTTATAGCTTAAATCTTCTCCATTTGGATTCTTCAGTATATTTCCATCTACATCAAAAATAACAAATGCCTCTAGACTCAGTGCAGGTGATATTCTTCCTCTCTTAGTCCATCTAAAAACTGTTCCGGAGCTTTCATTTCTTGCGTAAATTTCAGGAGTTCCAGAAACATCTTTTGTGTATACTGATATAACGTTAGATGATGTTGTAGGATCTGATCCTTGCTCTGCAAAACCTACGCGCTTATGTTTTCCTCTGTTGCTTACATTGTCGTCTGTAAGTGAAAAATGATTTTTTTCAAATACTTGCTGAACTGTGTTAAAGTTTGCAAATATCTCTTTCTGTGAGACGCTTATGAAGTCTCCCGACTGAGGAATGTTAGGATTATAACCCACTAAAACCTTCCAAAGCTGTTGCCGTTTGCTTGTGAGCCTTGCTCTAAATTGCTGTATATAGTTTGCGTTCTATCATTTGTGTTCTGCAATATTGTTCTATGCAATACGTATTGTCTCTGTTCATCGTATCTTGGATATATAGCTTGCATCATTTCTGTATCTTGTCGATCTTCTAGTATCTTTAGCGCTGCACTAAATGCTATCATCTGCCACCACTGTTCGACATCAGGGCTGTCGTTGTCATTATCTAAAAGATTTGTAGGCTTTGTATACACTTCAAAATCAACACGATATACTTTGTCCGGTATCGGTCTAACTGTAAGATATTGATCGTAGAAAAGAAGTGCTTTAGGTTTCCCAGCTACATATGGATAGTACGAAGCTCTTATAGTCTCTGTAGTTGCAATAGTATCTGAAAACGTAAACGTAACTACTCCAGTTAAGTAATTTATTGTTCCTACTATAGGTGTTGTTGTTGTTTCTGCTACAATGTTTCCTGTTGATTCAGTCAAAGGTATGTCTACTAGCTTTTGTGTTACGTCATTTGTATCTGTAGCGTATACAACTAATGATCTTCTAGCGATAGGTGTATTTTCTAGTGTGAATGTGTAAGGTCCTGCGCTTGTATCTCCTGCCCCTAATGATTGGTCGTATTCTGTTTTAGGATACCAAGCAAAGAGTATCTCGTTTTTTTGTGTGTATGATATCTGTTCTCCAGCTACATATACAGGCGGATTTATGCCCAAAACCGTATTAACAGGTATAGTGTATCTATCTTCATTTGGAGTTGTGTAAACAGTATAATTTTCGTTGAGATTCCATAATTTTAGATCTGCTGGTAGGTCTTGTTCATATGCAATGTCTACGTAATCATCTATTTCTGAATCTGGAAGCTGTAGGCTGGATGGTGAAGCAGTAAGTCTTCTTACTTTCCTGCGTATTTTTTGTAACGTGCTCATATACTACCTCTTATTGAATCTATGATACACTTTTTTTTTGAAAAAAGATAGCTTTAAGCTGTGTTTTCTCCGACGTATGTTATGGGTACAACATGCGACTGCGTAAAAGCAGGTGGGAAGGATGGGGTTGTATATGTTGGTGATTCTGTTGTATTTACATCTATTGTAAACGTAGTTGAGGTTGGAACAGTAAGTATTGTAGCTACTTGTTCTAATTTCAACTGATACTTATCAGATATATGCAATCTTATTCGTGTACCAACTGTATATCCGTGATCTTCTGTTGTTGTTATCTCAGCATTTGTTGCATTCGAGACAGCGGAAATCTCACGCCTTTTTAGCTCGAAGTCTGCTAAGCTGTCTTTATAGAAAGACGGCAAATATATCATTTATAGTACTCTAGACTTTCGAAGTTCATACGGCTAATATATTTTCCTTTGAGATCTACCGATGGGTTTCCGTCGGGCCCCAGAATATTAGAATGTACGTAGTATCCGCAGTTTGTGTTGATATGTTTTGCAAGACCAACAGGTATCTCATATTCGCAAGAATCTTTTAGAGTCCATCTTCTGACCGGATCTCCTTTAAATTCTTTCCAAACTATAGTTACTTCACCTCCTCTAGGCTCATGACATCTAAACACTCCTTTTACTAACTTGTTTCCTTCTTTTCTCTCTTTTTCAATTTCTTCTGAACTTCGTCTTTTTGGTGTTGAACTACTTCTTGTAGTCTTTCTCCCTATAACTTCCATACTTCACCTTAAATAGATGTAAAGCGGCTTTACATCTATTCATGTAAAGCCGCTTTACATTGTTTATTCGTAGTTTGTAAATCCTGACTTAAGAGCTTCCCAATCAATAACATCTGATGTTGATCCAGCTGGACTATCTACGCCGGCTAATAGGCTCATCAGTATTGATGATTGATTATCTACTGCCTGATCAACTCCATTTGCAACATCTCCAAACGGTACTACATGTGCATGTGTAAATGGCACGGAAGCAGAAGTTGGAAATGAGAATGCTGTAAATGCAGAGCTATCTATATCTAGAGTGATAGTATTAGTGGTTGTATTTACTGCTGTAACTGTTCCTACTAATCCGTCCGCCTGAGTCATAGAAAACGCAGAAGGCACACTTAGTCTTACTTTGTCATTTACAGCTAGATTGTGCGTGACTGAAAGTGTTACAACTGCGCTAGATGCTGCTGTAATACCAGTTATGTAGTTAACTCTTGGAACATACAGAGGGCTATTTGGTATGCGTCTAAACTGACCAGCTGTCGCTGCGGCTGCGAATCCTGATGCATCTAAATATCCTAGAGTAAATGCGTTTGCGCTACCTACAGCAGTTACAGTAAATTCCATGCCGGAAATTTGTAACATAGCAGTCGTGCTATATGCTCTTACTAAGTCGCCCACGCTGTATCCATGTGCGGTTGCTGTAACAACAGCCGGGCTAGCCGCTGTAATTGCAGTTGCTGTTTTTGCAGCCTCGGGAGTTTGTACGCTAGTATCACGTCTAACAAACCCGCCGCTTGTGATGAATTCGTGAGTAACAGTGTTTGCGCTGTTCTCTTTCGAGATCATGTATGCTTCGCCGTCTGCTAATCCTTTTCTCCACTCGAAGTCTATACCGCGCCCGGGGTTTTGAGTAGTTGCGGTCTGCGTTCTGTTTTTTACGCGAAATATATCAAAGTCTGATCTTAACGGAATATTTTTTGTGCTTCCAGCCGATGTAAATGATCCGCTGGCTACTAATTGCTCAAGTGACATTTTATCCCCTTTTTTATACGCTTAGTGTTACTCGATATTTTATTACCCATGCGTCGTTTGTTATGCGCGGGACTTCTGCAAATTTGTATCCAACTGAGCAATTGAGAGCCAGGGGACCGTCATAAATCGGTGGGCGGTAGATGAATTGAGAAGAGTAGCCGTCTTGTTCTATACATGCATATGCTTCCATGCCAACACAAAAAATATCATATACGTCTGCGCCGTTAAGCGATGCATTTTCTTCTATCGCTCCTATTGATGATAGTAGAAATCTAAGATTTGATACAGAACCGTACTCTGGCCTAAGTACCTTATCCTGGTTGGGATACTGAGCTTTAGCGATAAATCCTGTGACGTTGTCGAGATCTCCTACTAGTTGTGTAGACCCGAGCGCGAAAAACGCGTCACGCACAGGTGCTGTGCCGAACTTGTCTTCACCTTCTATTGCGTCTGAGATAGTATATGCGTTGTTATTTAGAAGGATGCGTATGATATCGTCTATATCTTCGCGAGCGATCTCGGTCGGATTATCTCCGTTTACACCGTTTGTACCGTTTACAAAGCTTGCAGTGCTTTTAAGCATGTCACGAGTAAGTTCATCTTCGGTTTGTCTTAGGCTTACTCCCAGGCGTTTTGCAGCTTGGTTTAAGACGGGATCTTGATTTTGCAACGTAACCTGCTCATTAATATATAGATACGTTCCGTAAAAGTCCATTTGAGCATCGATATTAACAGCTGTAAGCTGTTGAGCTGGAGGATGTATGCCGCTGTTGCCTAGAGGCACTGTTGCAGTGTTCAGAGGATTATACCTGCGCAGACGTAATGTCGTTCCGCCGTTCCTAGGCATTTGCTGAAGCATCGCAGGTATTTTGTGGATCATATACGGAGTGGGTACAGCTAGCAATTTGTAGCCGAATGACTGCTGAACCGGAGCTGGCAGCACTGATGTTGTTGTGTTCATATAACCTCGCGCAAAAAAAACGCGATAAACGACACTATTGCTTAGATGCTTCTATCATTTCTCTATATAGCTTTTTCTGCAGCTCGGGTGTTAGCTTTCCGCTTTCAAACATTTTAGCTTGCGAAAGTGGGCTTCCTGCATTTGCGTTTCCGAGTGTTCCGACTTTTTGAGCGTTTTCGTTCGCTCTTCGAACATCGTCTGAAACGTTTTGATTTGGGCAGAAGGCTTTTACGTACTCATAAGCTGCGGCAGCCTGGCTATATGGATCAGATGTAGACGACAAAGTAGCAATCACGTGAGGTTTATTACGCTTAAGATAATCTATGTTTTCTTGCGTTACAACACTTTCAAAGTCAGAATAGTTTTTCTTGATGAGATTTGGCAGCTCTTCTTGTCTACGTTTTTCTTCTGCTGCTTTAAGCTCTTTATTTACGATTTCTCTAGCTCTTCTCTCAACTAATCGCTCTGTATATTTACGAGTAGTCCAATCGTCTTCTGCTATTTCTTCGTAATCATCTTGTTGCTCATCTACTGCAGTAGACTTGTTGTTATTTATAGACGCAAATACTGCTTTCTTATACTCATCGCGTTCTTGAGCTATTCTTTTCTTCTCTTCTTCAATAGCGCGCACTTGTTCTCGTAAAGCTCTAAAGTTATGTTCTTTATCGCTTATTTGATCCTGTGTTTGCTGTTGTTTATCGTGTTGTAACACACTATCATCTTCTTGATACACAGACTGAGAGACGATCTCATTGTTACTTTGTACGTCTTGATTTTCTGTCATATATTCCTTTTGTTTTGATAGTAAGTCCTTTAACGATTGGCACGGATCCACAAACTATCAACATAAAAATATAATTTAGTTGGTTATTTGTCCATAAATTATTTTAATCGAGTGTTTTATGAAAATATAGTGTTTTCACTTGTCATAATGTGCTGTAACATGATACAATTACTGTGTAGACACACTATAACGGAGATAAGAAATGGACTGGATGCAAGCAGTAACTATAATCGGAACAAACATAGCTCTGTTTTTATGGAGTAGATCAGAAAGCAGATCGGACTATAGGATGATTAGATCATTAGTAGATGCGATACATTCTGAGATGAAAGATTTTCACGCCAGACTTAGCGTAGAAGAGAACAAAAAAAAAAGAAAAAGATAAAAACATATTTTTCATAGTATATCGTGCATATTAATACGAGATGCTATGAATTTTCTAAACAAGGAGTTACTATGAAAATGTACGAAACAGAATTTCGTGATTGGATAAACTTAGATCATGTATCTATGATAACTATTGACGATGAAAAAATGGGTGAAGATGATCAGTACTATTACAATGTATACGCTAAACTTTGTAACACGTTAGATGATGTTATGATCAAGAGCTATGTAACACATAAAGAAGCTCAAACGTTCGTTCAAAGCCTTGGTTATATTTTAGTTCTATAGAATCAAACTCCAGATGCAAAGTAATGTATGTCAAATATAGATTTAGATAAAGTAAGAAAAGAGTTAAATAACATGAATTTCACACTAAGATATAAAGATCTTATAGACTTAGGTTTATTTGACTCTGTGGATAGTATAGATGAATGTCTAAGGAAAAAAGGAGGTATATATTGCAGAAAAATTGGAAAAAAAACAATCTTTTTTAAAGATAACGTTTTGAACTATTTAAACAATTTACAAAAGGACTACAATGAATGCTGAAAGTGTGCTTTACTTATTGTATAACGCGTTATCTCTTTTGATAATATTTTTGTCTTCTTTTTCTTTGTTTTATTACATTGACCATAAGATAGATTCCAAGAAAAGATTTAACGATAGTCTTTTAAATCCTTTTGGAGAAGACGCTAAAGACGTTGATAGGAGTATGTTTATCAAAAAAAAATCTGAAGACAGGTTTATTAGATAGGGGTTATAAAACAATCAATATTATAATAATTTATTTAGTTGTTAAATATGATAGGCGTTTATGGATATAGATAGAGTTCACTACATCACGAGAGTTGACTACACAAATAGGTTGGTCAACAAAGTGCCGATGGTTGTACCCTGCAGCAACGCTGAGGGGTTAATTTCAAAAAAAAATGCTTGGATTGTATACATATGCAACTGGCACAAAGAGATCATATCGATAGATGTGTTTGACTTATCGATATCTAACAGAGATAAGATTATTTCAGACGTAAGTCATGAGCTTAGAGATATGCAGATGTATACAATAGATTTAACGTGCGATCAAGCAAGAGAAGTAAATCTAGAAGACATCATCTTCAAACTTGCATGCTATCATAACTTTGAAAACAAATATGTTATGAAGATGTGCTTATAAAGACTATCTCAGATAAATGAGTACAACGAACGAATTCAGGCATGGATTGAAAATCTTTGAAATATCGCGCATGTGATGTGCGCGATATCATCGGGCACGATAGTATAGACTACTTTAGCTATTTTACGATAGCTAAAGTAGTCTATACTATCGTGTATCTATCGTGATTGTTCACCCCGACTAGATGTTTCATGAGCGCAATCTCAGACTCACTGAATAATCGAAAAGAGTTACAGTTTGCGTTGTCTTTTTCTTGTACTTCTCTTACTAGATCTGTCATAGTCACTAAGCCTCCAGTTTCTTGTATTATTCTCTGACACGTTTGAGGGTTCGGATTAACTTTTCTATTCACTATTCTGCACAGATGCATATACGATATTCCGATATGCTCTGCAAATTCTTTCTTGATGGATCTTTCGCTGTCACTATTTTTTGTGTAAGATCGTAACGCTTTTGCTATTCTAAAAAAATCTATGAGTTGCATATGATCTCCTTTTTTTTTGTTGATGAGTATCTTATAAGTTATCGTAACACATAATTGTGTATACGTCAACGTGTTTAGAGACAAAACGTACACATGATTTTCTTACATATATACTGCTATTTTTGTCTATCAATACATCTTTTTATGTGAGTATGTAAGAAATATCAAAAAAGGTGATCTTTTGTGTTGTGTTAAATAACAGATGTGTTATACTGATGATAGAAGCAAACAACAAACACATACAAAGCGGAGAGACGAAATGAACACACTATACATCAACACAAGCAACGAAGAAATACAAAAGTTTTACACCGGAGAAAAGATAGACGAAAGCAGAAATCTTTTCAGAGGTCTATCAGTGAGCATACATCAAAATCTTAACTCAGAAGAACTTGTAGATGTGATAGTAGTAGAGCGACTAGAGACTAACATGAGTCCGGCTATTTACAAATCAAAAATAGTTCTTAGAAAAAAATCAATCGAAAAAAAGATCAAAGAAGCAAAGTGCATCAATCATTTTTTCAGAATGCTTCAGACAGCAGCATCCTGAAAAAAGGGGGCGAGAGCCCCCCCCCACCACACAACAAACAAACAAACAAAGAGAGACTAATGAAAACACAACAACTAAGACAAGTACTAGATACAATAGACACGCTAAGAGCTAACACAGAAGACTCAAGCATCAATCAAAAAGCTAACAAAGACATAGACGCTCAGATAGACATATTTCTGAGAAACATACAGATATCAATAGACACACTGCAAGACAAGAAGAAAGAAGCTATAGAAAAAGATCAGATGAACATCTTGACTTACGATAAAACGTACGCTGTAAACGTTAGATACGAGCTTAAAGATAAGTTCAAAAAAGAATTTAAAAAATGTAAATGGGACGCAAAAGCAAAAAGATGGTCAGTGAAGCACTCTGACTACAAAAAAGAAGAGCTGCAAAATTGGATCGATGATCTAGACAATAAAGATAAAGCAAAGCAGAGCATGTACACAGACGAAGAAAGAAGCAAGCTTGAGAATGAGCTTTGCATGCTTACAGAGCTTAACGTTGCTGAAGTAAAAGATCTTCACGACATAATGATCTCAACTCACAAATCAATGTTCAAAGAGTCTAAGAAGAAGTTTGAGAATGCTCAGAAAAGCATCAAAGAAATATGCGAAAAGCTTGAAGAATACAATCTAGAATCGATCGGTCTGAAAAAGCTAGCATCAGCAAATGTAAATCGATTTGATCGAGATTACGCTGGAGACGTTTCTTTCGACGAAATCTTAACGCTAGAATCTATTTAGCGACGCACACACGTTGCTTCTAAGCGACGATATGCAATCAAGACGTATGAACACTAAAGCTCATACGTCTTTTTTGTATACAGGCAAAGTCTGTGCGATCTAGTGATTTTGTTGCTCATGTATAATTTTTGCGATAATTTGTGCATGTTTACAAGATATGCACACTTTTTTATGTTTTTTGTGCATGTTGCGTTTGAGTACTATGATTTTTTAGATAAGCATTGAGAAACTCGTCCATTTGCGTTGAGTTCATCATATAGTTTTTACACTTCTTGCAGACAAAACATTTCGCAAAATTACGTTGTCTTTAAATGCAAATTCTGCATATTTTTCTTCAAAAACATCACTATCACATCTCAAACACTGCATAAAATTACTTTTTGTCACAACTTTCATTTACTTGCGAAGAAACAGCTCTTAAAATACACTCTAAACGCATGGTCTGATAATTTACATTCTGTTCAAACGCTCTTTTTCACTTTAGGTGTTAATGGTAAGATGGTTATGTCTTTTCGTTGATGTCACCAAATAGTCTACATTTTCATATGTTTTTCGTTTTCTTCTTGCTATTTTGAACACGTTTTATTATTTTTCGCTGGAGCCGTACTTGTAGATCATTCTGAAGAGTCTAGAAAAATCATTGCTGTTTGATAGGTTTTTACAAAGTGTTTTTATGTTTTGGTTTGACTTTATGTTAAGTCCGCACTCTTTCACTTTTCTTATCTCTATCACTAGTTTCATCATGCCAGATGACATTTCGCCCAGTTCTTCAAACTCTTTTGCTAAATTCTCTAGCTTTATGTGCCTTGATGTCTTATACATTTTCTTAACTCATTTCAGCACAAAAAAAAACCTGCGCAAAACACGCAGGCAAACCTTACAAAGAAGAGAACCATGATAATTCTCATTTTTTTATGATACTTTTTTGTCTATTTCACGTCAAAATATCTTTCTTCGTCGAAGGCTCATCAAATTCAGGAGTTATGTTGAAGTTATTGCATGCAGCGTGATATAAGCGTCCCTGAATAAATAGCTTAGCCATTCTGTGAAGTTTTTCTTCGCCTATTCGCGGATTAGATATATTAATTTCTTGACAAGTGTTGTGGTCCGGAACAGTCCAAATGTAGTCTAGCTTTCCGCTTTTATGTCTCCATACTGTTTGATCGTAATCTGGAGTGGGCAAAGTTCTTCTTGCTACGAAATATCTTCTTATAACATTTTCGAGAACTCTCTCTTTTTTTGAGATAACAACAACAAAAAATTCGTCTGGGAAATCATCAAGCTTTGCTTTCGATACGCAATTTTCTAGACTTTCAAAGTAGTCTTTATCTATCTCTCTTTGAGTGTCTACTATACCCTGCTTCTGGTCTACATTGTTCAGTAGTTTTACAGCTTCTTCTCCAACCGTTTTTTTTTTCATTGTTGTCCTGGTGTAAAGCGGCTTTACATAGATGCATATGTAAAGCCTTTTTTTTTATCTTCTTTCTGGATCATTCTCAAACATAT